TGCGCGTTCAGGACATCCTGAACTCAAGGCCGAGGAAAAGATTAGGGTATCTGACACCTAAAGAAAAATTTAATCAGCTAACCAACTTGAATTACAACGCTGTTGCATTATCAGCTTGAATACAGCTCCTGTACAGCGCGGGGGTCACGCCCTTTATCGGTATAAGCTCATATACCACGCTGTCGCTGCTGTGCATTATGCGCCAGCACTGTTTCTTCAGCGGCTGTGTGTACGGCTCGCTCATGCGCCTGTCGTACTCGTCGTATGATATGGGCACCACGGTGTAGTTCCTGCCGCGCGTGTCCTTCATGCGCTCGTTCATTATGAACAGCAGGTTGCCCGGAGCCTTGTACAGCACGCCCCTGTCGTCATAGGCGAGAGTGCCGTTCTGTTTGTACTCGTCCGAATATGCGGGGTCGTAGGTGTCTTTTCCCGTGGAGACGATGCTCGGCACCTCGTAGTTGCCCGTCGCCGCCACTTTCCATGTGAACCAGTCGCCTGCCTCCACTTTCGTGCCGTCGAGGGCTGCCGTCTGCAGCTGGTACAGGTTCATCTGCTCCCCGGTGGGCTCGTATGTCTCCGTCGTGCCCACCGTCTTCACCGAATAGCCGTTGGCGACGTAGCCGAGTCCGAGACCCGTCGTCCCCGTCTTACCGGGAGCCTTGCAGTTATACACTATCTTCCACATCACCGACGTTGACGCCATCTCGTCGTCGTCCGCAGCGTCGGTGTAGAACGTGAAGCCGTCAGTCCCGCCCTTTCCTGTGAAGGTGGCCGTGCACTTCCGCTTGGCGGTGAAGAGGTTGTCTTCCACAAGGCTCTCGCCGCCGTATTCCACGTCCGTGAGCGTCACTTTCGTTCCGTCGCCGTACAGCAGCACGAGGCCGTCGTCCTCTATCCCCGCTATCACGGGATTGCCCTTGCCCTCAAGGTCAGTGCCGAGGGCATCGGTGGTGTAGCCCGTTATGGTGGTGCAGCTGTAGTCGTCTATGCGGACGGATGTCCTCACATAGTCCTTCGAGGGCAACTTCTCCATGTCGGCCACCACCTGCAGCGAGGAGAACTCTATCTGTTTCTTGCTGTTGTCGTCGAGGCCGCCTACGGTGTTCTGCGCGAAGATGTAGTTCTTCAGCACAACGTCCTGCGCCTGCGTGAGGAACACGGACTTCTCGTACTCGTTGAGGGTTATCTCCTGCTTCGAGTGTTCCTCGCCGAAATTCGCCGTCGCGTTGTAGCTGGCGAGCATCGTGTCGAATATGCTGCTAAATTCCTGTATCGTCATATCGTCGTGTTATTCGCTCCTTGTCCCGGAAGCCGTCTGTAGCTGTTGTTCATTGGGGTCGGCCATCCACGCCGTCTTCGCGAGTTCCGCCGCCCTCTGCAGCAGTTCCTCGTGGAGTATCGGCGGCAGCTCGCACTCCGTCTTTTCCGACAGTCCTCCTATGGTGAGGCCGTCGAGGTCTTCCAGTATTATCGGTACGGGTCTCTTGACGTATCTCACGGTGTAGCTCTCCGTCTTGAGTCCCGCCTCCGTTATTATCTCCGCCTGCGTGCCACCGCTCCCGATGTTGTTCCCCGCGAGCCTCCACGCATGGTCGCGCAGGGGTCGTTTGTAGGGCTGCGCCATGAGGCGCATGTACTCCGCGTAGCTCACGGGTATCACCTGCAGCGTCCTGTGGGATGTGGTGAGCAGGGTCTCGTGTACGGGGATGAAGATGTCTTCGGGCATCTCCCACACCTCGCTCCTGCTGTCTATCCTCTCGTAGCTGCCCGTCACCCTGCTGCACTTGGCGGTTCTCAAGAGGGAGGAGAAATCGGCCTGGCGTTTGGCAGAGTCGTCGAAGCCCAGCTGGAGGCTGTTCCCCTTGCTCTGCGGGCTGAAGTGGTTCTTCACCAGCTCGTCCTGCGCCTTCGTCAGGAAGACGCTTATCTCGTAACTGTCAAGCCCGGGCGCACCGTCGCTCGTGATGTTGTTGTAGAGTACCTGGAACTCGTTGGCAAACTCCTCGTTCGTCATGCTGATTTCTCCTTCATTTTCATTTTGTCTTCGCCTGCAGCATGAAGAGCAGTTCCTGCCGCTTCACGTTGCTGAGGTATCTGGCCGCGTTGTTGAGGGTGCTCTCCTCGTTCATCTCGCACAGCGGCGTGTTGTCGCTGCGCAGGAAGTAGCAGTCGTTCTTCCGTCCTATCAGACCCGCCTCCACCGCTTTTCGTATGAGCACCTTGGTGGGAAGCAGCGGGTCAGTAACCACGTTCAGGAACATCTTCGGCTTCGCCTGGATGTTCTCGTTTATCTTGCTCTGCAGGTATTCCATCTTCACCTTCGGCGCGGTGGCCTTGCCTTCGAGCAGCTCCACTACCATGCGCAGGGTGTCCATGTCGTCCTCTATCTTGCCGTACTCCTTGTAGCAACGCATGGTGGTGGAAATATGATTTGATGAGGCCCGTGCCTCGGATTCCTCCGACATTATCACGAACTTGTAGGTCGCCTTCGGCCTGTCCTGCAGTGTCTGCAGGTCTGGCGCGATGTAGTCCTTGTTCGCGAGGAGTATCTTGTATTTGATGTAGTCCTCCGGGACGCTCAAGTCAAGGAAGTTGTCCTGCTTGTGCAGCGTCACGCGGCCTATGCCGTTGGGGTTGCTGTCGTCCCAGAAGTTGTCCTGTTTCTTGTATATCGACAGCGCGTTGTACTCAAGTCCCATCGCACGCTCAAGGTATTGTTTCTCCGCGTCCGTGAGAACGTTCTTGTAAACGCCCGTCGAGAGCCTCGGCACCACATACGTCACCGTAGCGGTGTCCGCCATCCCGCCGTACAGTATGTGGCGGGGATTGGTTATCTTCTCCGAAGGTTTGGGGATGAACCTCACCGTCACCTTCTCCTTGCGCAGGCAGCACGGGATGTCCTCAACGGTGTCTCTCGCCCGTTCAGTTGCTGCTGTCCGCATTTCTCCCTGCTCCTATGCGGGAATGTCCACTGGAGCCATCGGTATGTCGATGCTGTCATCGATGCTTACCTTCTCTACTCTTCTTGTCATTTGTCCTTCTCCTTTTAAAGTTGTTTGTTGTTGTCGTAACAAAGAAAAGGCCGAACCGAGCGTCCGTGCCGCCGGCCATCAAGCCCGGCTCGGCCCTTTTCCTTATCTTGTCCGTCCTGCGGGACGACCCGCTCACGCTCCCAGCACTGCCGGGATGAGGCTCATCGTCCGCGTGGGATCGAGCACGCACACGCCAGTGGTGGTCATCTTGTGTATCTCCGCCGCGTCCTCGTCGAAGCTCATGTGGTCATTGCCCATCTGGCCCGTGTACGGGTTTCGCAGGCCCCATGCGTAGCTCGTGTAGTCACCTACCTGACCCTTGACACCGACCTTGAATATGTTCAATTCTGTTACCCTGCGGGCTCTTTATCCCGCAGCTCTATAGATTTGCCATCTCTATAGTTCGGAGTACATTTCCATCCTGTTTGCAGGATGCGGAACACTCTTGGGGAAATTATATTCTGCTTGTGCAGGTTCATTCCCTACTCTCTACACTGCCCGACGTTGTTGAGGTCGGGTTAGCACGGTATTTTCTTGTAACATTTAATCGGGAGAATCCACCGTTTTTGCTCCGTGTTAAGCATGGCATTGCTGTCATGCGGCCCAATGTTGTTCAGGCTGATCCATAGTGCCGATGTCGAAGATGTCGTATCTGTAAGAGAAAGCGGGGCCGCCGTTAGGATGCTGCACCTTGTTCGTCACAGGGTCGTCATAGTAACTGTCAACCTCAAGCTTCACTCTCACGCCGTTAGGTGCGAGGAATTCCACAAACTGGAAGCCTGCCGCGAGAGCGTTCTCGTGCAGGGGAGATTGTGTCTTCTTCACTACGCCGATGTTGTCGCCGTTGATTGTGAACGCCGTCCAGCCGCTGACTGTCTGGAGGACAGCCTTGTGGAACTGAATCGCACCTCTTTCACCCGTTCTGATTATGAAAGTTCTCTCGTTCATGTCAAGCTTGGCTGCGGAGAGCTGGTAAAGCGCGTCCTCTATGAGCTTTAGCGAGAAGTTGTTGTAATACATCGTATTGCTCACTTCCATCTGCTCATACAACCCGCTGCCCATTCTCACTACCTCGCCGCCCTTGTCAAAGTTGAGGTACTCGCCGTTCGCGTTCCTGTTGCTCGTGCCGAAAGCGAGCACGTTGTTCTTGTACTCGTTCCACTGCTGCTCAAGCAACCACTGCTCATAGTGCATCCACATGTTCACAGTGTCCTTAACGTATCTGCCGTTGACCTCCTTTGTCACGGGAATGCCCACGGCGAGCTTCTTGTTAAGCATCGCTCCCGACGTTCTGTGGTGTATTCTGATCGTGGTGAACTCGTTCCGCATGGCCACGGGAGAAGCGTGTCTCACCGTGCCGACCTTTCTGCTGAACTCCCTCGCCACAGGCGCGTACTCCGGCGAGAACCTCTCGCCCGCGAGCAGTCTCTCCACGGGGATACCGTCGGTCGAACTGCCCATGCACTCGCACTTGTAAAGGGTGTTCTGCCACTCGGCCCTTCCGTCGCCGAGGATTCTTATCGGATATACTTGGTTAAGGTTGCCGAATACGACTTCACCATCCCCGAACCAGTCCTCTCCGAAGAGCAGGTAGAACGGCTCCCTGTCTTTGCCCACATTGCTCTCATAATCGCTGGTGATCGGATCACCGTTGCAATCTCTGGCCTCAATCAGAGGAATGTTCCTTCTGGCGGATCCGATGACGTCCCACGTATATTCGTCGTCGCTCTCGAACTCCTTTGTCGGGAACTTCGACAGGAACGTGTCGAGGGTCTTGCCAGTCTTGTAGGCGAGCAACTACACCATGAGGTTCGTAGCTTTCTGCGGATACATGGTGAAGATGCTTCCAAGATGATTGAGTTTCGTCGTTTTAGCCCAATGGCTAAACGTCAATGTTTGAAATCTGTTAAGCTTTCCAGCCATACACTTGTATATTTAAAAGTTTTACGTCGCTTCTTATTTTTGCGCGCGTGCCTCCCGACAGGCGCGTTGTCCATGTACGGCCTCATCAAATCAATATGTCAAAAATCAAGTTTCATACCCTTTCCCATGAAGGCGTTGCCGTCGTCCCGTGCGCTTGTCACGAGGGTCAGGCCGCCGTCGCTGTCACGTCTCGAATTGCGAAGGGTATGCTCCAATTCTCTGAGACCTTTCCTTACCTCCTTCTTCACTTTCCCCTTGGTGAAACCGTCGAAGTCCTTGAACCCGTCGGTAAGGGTGTATATGAGACCGACATATTTCAGGAAGTCGGCCCTGTTCTCCATCTCGTACCTCTGCAAGGCGGTGTAGTACTCGCCGGTCTCCTTGTCCTTATATACGGGCTTGGAGATCGCGTCATACACCTTCTTCCTCGTGGAAGCGTCAATCTCGATGTCGCCGAACAGCTGCTTGTCTTTCATTATCGACTCCTTGAGCGAGTAGGCCTGTTTCCTGCGTTCCTCCGCCGCCTTGTCCGACTCCCGCTGCGCGTCCTTGAGCAGCTTGTAGTAGCCAGACTGGAAAAACTCCTTGTTGCTCTCAAGGGCCTCCTTCGCGTCGGCGATGTCATTGCCGTCCTGTATGGCCCTCTCCGTCAGCTTCTTGGCTTTCTCCTGCGTGTAGTTCCTGTTTAGGAAGTCCTGGTAAATCAGCCTGCGCCGAAGCTCTTCTCCTTTTTCCGATTCCTCGCTGATGGCCTTGTCCGTTATCGAGTTGAGATAACCCAACGTGTTCTCGTAGCCTTTTATCTGCGAGGGCTCCACCCCGTAATTCAGCGCGTCGTTGATTCTCTTCTGCCGCTCGTCGAGGCCAGCGTTAATCTGCGCCTCTATCAAGTCCCTGAAATCCTCCGCCGTCTCCACTTTCTTTATCGTGTCCTCGTCAAGGTCTGGGAAGATCCCCTCTTCTGCCAAAGCGTCGGCAATGGAAGAGTAGAGTTTGAATGGAGAAGTGCCGTCGCCCTCATCAGCTTCGGGTTCTTCCTTTCCCTTGTTTTCCTCTTTCTTCTTCTCACCGCCTACGCTCTCCGGACTGTCGTCCCCGAACAGATCGTCGGGATTGATGTCCTCGGCAGATTCTTCTTTCTCCGAACCCCCGTCACGGGGTTCGTCCTACTGTGCAGCGTCGTCCTCCGGATCCGCGAAGAGATCGTCTATCTCGTCGCCGCCGAGGATGCTGCTGAATGTGTTTTCTTCCATTTCTCTTTCTCCTTTTTGTTCTACTTACACAAAATTACGTTATTCCGAAACGCTGCCCACAAACCTAAAGGCCGCGTTTAGGTTTCCTAAAGGTTTCCCTATAATTTCCCGCGTATCTTTGCCTCTTTCATGGCCGCGTCGGCGGGGTAGTTCCTCATGAAATAGTCGTCGTCCTCAAGTCCCCTGTCCGCGTCCCTCCGTGACGCCCTCCCAAGGTCGCCCTGGTAGAGTATCATCTTCTCCTCGCGGTAGAGCATCAGCTGCACGAGGCTCATTATCCTGTCCACGTTGATGTTGGGGTTCCACAGTATCAGCTCCTTCAGCAACGCCCTGTTCCTTATCCTGTAGAGGTTGGCCACCGTCACCTCGCGCTCCACGCCCCGCTCGTCTTTCTCCGTCCTCGTGACCGGCTTTATCAGCCAGTCCCTTATCAGCGTGAAACCGTAGCTCTTTATC